CTACAAACTGTAAATCTTTACTTGTATAAAATAGGTTATCATACTCTCTATCAATAACTTGTTGGATAGTAGCCCAACCAATACTTGAATTCTCAATAACTAATAATGCGTTGTTATATTCCATAGCAGTATTCATACATAAATTACCAAAATCTTTAGTAGGTATTTTTCCCTTATATTCTGCTACTTGTTCCATACTCTCTATTTCTATTACATGAAATGCACTAAAGTCTGATGCATCACCACGGGCTACGTCAGCAGCAACTACATAATTCTTTGTATAATCAGGTTGTCTCCAAACCCACAAATTACTATCCATTCCTCTTTTTTCAACTGGTTCTTCAATTTGGGTATTTCTATATTCTTCTAAAATAACACCATCAATTACAGTTTGACCTGAAGTGATAAAGTCACAGTCATATTCTTGTGCAGCCATTGAAGGTCCCAAAAGTTTCTCTTGTTCTGTTCTCCATTCTTCGTCTCTATCTGGATGTAATGACCAATGAAGTCTTATAAAATTCCAATCACTTTCTTCTTCTGCTTCTACCCAAACTTTATGAAACCAATTACCAACACCATTTGGTGTGGATAATGCAATACATTTACCACCAGTTGCCAGAGTACTTTGTGCAGCAGTCCATATTGTATCTATCTTATCAATAAATGCTGCTTCATCAATAATCAATAATGACAATGCCTCTGAACGACCTGCTTCATCTGTACTTGCAATTGCTTTTACTTGTGAGCCATTTGAATATCGTAATGATAGTTTATTGTCCTCAACACACTTTGACTTAACCCAGCTCGGTAAGTTTGCGTGCATAACTCGAATTTTCGTAACCAAGTTTTTAGCGGTATCTTGTTTAGTTGCAATAACCAATATGTTCTTATCACTCTGAAAAGTCATCATCCATAATGCGTAT